TTCCAAATATTCTTGAAGAACACTTATAGCAGTTATCAAGTCACATCCATCCAACACCCCAATAATATCAGGACAAAATGTTTTTAATTTATGTTCTCTCCATTTTTCTCGCAATTTTGTTCTTGTTTTATTTCTAATCATTTTTTAGAATGAAGCTCAGTGTTGTAATACAATAACATTAAACAATAGTGCATAGCTTTGAGAATATCTTTTCTATTGTGACCACCTTTTTTTCCATAACGATAAAGATATTTAATTGCAGTATTTCTATGTGTTGGGGAAGGATCGCCATCCAATGCTTTCCAAAGATCAAAAGCCTGAACGTTGTCTTCTTGATTTGAATAATGTTCCGAGTATGTTTGTCTGATATACTCAGCAAATTCGGCTATATTTATGTCTTCCTTATATTTGTATTTTGGGATTGTATTTGCACCGAATTGAAAAGTTCCACTAGTTCCATCCCTAATCGTTATTGTCTCAATACATTTTCCAGCGATGCTTTTTTTAAACTCTTCGGGAACTTGGTCATAGTAATCAGGCTTATATGCCAAAATTATCTCCTTCGCTTCTTTGCTTTTTTACGTAACATCTCAAGTTGTAGTCTGGATAAATTATCCCAAATAACCTTTCCTTGTAAATGATCAAATTCATGTAAAAAGAAACGAGCTGTCATATCATTCCAAATTTGGGTCTGAACTTCCCCAGTTGGAAGGGCGAATCTAACCTTGATTGTTCGGGGTCTTTTTACCTTTATAATAAGTCCGGGAAAACTTAAACATCCCTCTTCAAGTTCTATTTCCTCGGAAGAATGATCAACCAGAATTGGATTAAAACAGGAATATACTGGATTAGTATTCATCACAAAAACATTATAACGCAGCCCACACTGAGGAGCCGCAAGTCCAACCCCCCCAAAATGAAACATTGTATCAGCCAAATTACGGGAAAGCTCCACCGAATCCATCGGGGGATTATTGAAATCCCACTTCGGCATTTTTTCCCGAAGTATTGGATCGTAGTTAGGTACGAGCTTTAAAATCATCCTCAAACCTCGTTAGGGACACGTCATAGTCATATACTCCACTGTCTGATAAAGCATTTATGATAATCTGTTTAACTTCCTCACAGCCAGTTTTATTATACCTTTCTAATTCTTCCCAAAATTCATCATGACCTTCGTGAAGGGTAACGATAAAAGTGTATTTTTTCATAGCACAATAACTCTTGTTTTTGGATTTTCGTGAGTTTCTTGATTGATAAGGTTTAAGAGAATTGGCTTATTTGGAACAATAATATATCCTCTATTTTTTAGATTTTGAATAAACGTTTTTATCATTCTATCATTCAAATAATATATATTACCCTCATCAAGAGTATCATTAATAGCCCGTAAAATAGCCTCTCTTTGTACCTTTTTCATCCCGGAACCTCTAGAATAAAAGCTAGAGCCATTGCGGCAACTTGTTTCGCTTCCTGTTTAGCATGAGCAATATCATTTTTCTTGATAGCATCCCACATTTCGTCAACTTCCTCTAAAAGTACTCCATACCCCTCGTGTGAACTATGCATCGGCTGATGTGATTTTCTGGCTCGCAAATATTCATCTAGTATTGAAGTTAAAGTTGCATCCTTAAGATTCATTCTGTTATAATCCTTTTCCATTTTCCATCTACTCTAATCCAGAGATGATTATCCTGACCTACTGATATTCCGCATTCATTATCTAACCTTTTAAAAACTATATCTCCATATGGTTGATGAAATGGACCCTTAGGTAATTCAATAGGTTCATCTGATTTTCTTGCATGTGCCAAAACTGCTCCCGAACCAACAATTGGAGCTAATCCAAGAAAACGTAGAAAGTTACGACGACTGTTCATTTTCTTCTCCTTGGTAAGTCTATTATCAACGATATCACCAACCCAAACGATATTCCAAGTAATATCATTGAAAAATAAGTGCCCCATACAAAAATTAGCTCACTACATGTCATCCTTTTTCTCCGGGGTGAAGTTGTAAGTTAGAGACACTACCTCATAAGGTTTCTCTAGTTCCTTCATCGTCTCAATCATATTTTTAGTACCTGTAGAAATTTTATCCCAAAAAGCCAGCAAATTATTAGCATATTCTCCCATTTGCCGATTTCTAATAGGGCCAGCAGCCTTCCCATGTTTAGACCATTCAGCAGGAAAAAACTTAATAGGTATACCCCGATGTGACGCCCAAATTTCTCCAACTCTGTCTACTCCTGTTGCTCGTCCAGAAACCACTTCAGTTATAGGATTTTTCTGGTGAAAACCATCAATCTGATCTAATATCCATTGAATTTCAGTATAAAGTAAGGGTCTCTTCGGATATCCTAATGCCGAAACTTGTCTACATCCTGCTATTATTGTATACATATCAGGGCACCATATGGCTGAAGTTTTTAACTTTTTTGAATTCAATTGTTCGGTTAAATCTATCTTGCAGGGCTCCTTTATGGGAAATCACAAACACATTCCTTTCCTCAGCAATTGGTTTCAAAAGTTTCAGGAACAAATCTGTTCCTTCTATATCCAAAGAACCATCTAATACTTCATCTAAAATCAGCAAGGAACAAGAGGCTGAATTACGCATCTTAGCTATTGTCATCCAAGCAAAGAGTAAAGCTAAATTAATCCGAACCTTTTCTCCCTCGCTGAAATTCTCATAGGAAAATTCATCCCTAAATCTTGATTTAATGGTTTCATTAAAGTTTTCGTCTAACTCAAAATTAACAAAGAAGTCAAGCTCTTCCAAGTACCGATTTATCAGCTTATTCATGATTGGAATATATTGCTGAACGATTTTTCCCTTAATACCCCCATCTTTCAGAAGAATAGATGATACTTGATATAAATCTTTAGTTTCTCCTAATTGTGTTCTCAAAGTTGTGTACTGATTCAGATTGTCATATAAACTAACTGTCAAATCGTCATCAGCTTTAATTTTCATACTCTTCTTCTTATAGGAATCAATCTCTTTCGTCAAGTCTTTTATACGTTCTTCCAATAGATTTATTTTGGTCTTGCCTTCTGTCATTTTGGTGTGCAATTCATCTATTTGGCTGTCAATAGATTTTATTTCCTCAATTAAAAGAACTCGGGCGTTTTCTTCTTTTTCCATGTCTTTCAGCCCTCGTTTCAACCGATCAATAACTGATAACTTTGTTTTAATGATATTGTCCTTAAAATCAAGATTAATCGGTTGTTTGCAAGTGGGGCAATTATTGTTTAGTTCATAGAATGCCGTTTCATTATATAAACGCTTTATCTTTTCCTCTATATCCTTTCCCATTTGCAAGATGTTTTCAATCGTGTCTTGCTCCTTCATTTTTTCCGAAAAGACTTTCTTTAAGTCATGTCTTTGTTTGGTGTATTTTGATATATCTTGTTTTTCGGCTTCTATCTCAATTTTGGTTGTGTTAATATTATCTTGACACGCCTGAACTAACTCCGCATTATTTTCCTTGAGAGCCTGAATATGTTTTTCATTCATCTCAATTTTATTTTGACATAAATCAATCTTATATTCTATTTCCTGGATGTCAGTCTTATTCTTATTGATTTTTTCCTTTAGCAAAGAATTCATTACGGAAAAGACTTGAATATCTAAAAGGTCTTCAATTACTTCCCGTCTGGCTTGAGCTGGTAATTTCATAAAGGGAACATAGCTACCCGAGCCAAGAATTACAATTTGGGTGAAAGCTTTGAAATTCATCTTAAGGATTTGTTTCTCAAGAATCGCTTGATAGTCTCCAATTCCAGTTGTTTGATCAATTAGCTTATCATCTTTATATATTTCAAAGATGTTTGGTTTCATTCCTCGGATTATCCGGTAGGAACGATTATTAATATCAAAGGTAATTTCTACCCAAAGATTGCGACAGGTTATGGAATTAATAAGATTCGGTTTATTGATATTCCGAAAAGACTTACCATATAAGGCATACGTGATAGCATCCAGAAACGTAGATTTTCCAGCCCCATTCACTCCCACAATCAAAGATGTTTTGTGAGAGTTAAGGTCTAGCTCTGTTAAGTAATTACCAGTACCAAGTAGGTTTTTATATCTCAGAGTTTTAAATAAGATCATTTTTTCAAGTATTGCTATCCCAATATCTATCGGCACTTTCTAACGCAGCTTTGAGATTCAAGCGTCCTACTGGATTAGCTGAATGAATAGACCATTTAATGCGAGGTAATTCATTACGATAAGCTCCTTCTTCAATCATTTTAGCAACAGGAATTGTCGTGTCATCTCCTCCTAAATCGTGATCAAAAGATATTTCTTCTAATATCAATCCATTAGAATGAGCTAATGCAACTAACCCTTGAGCGACAGACGATTCTTGTACCCAAACCCAACTGTCATCAGGAGGAGCCCGCAAATCGTCAATCCAAAGCTTCATTTTCCCACTTCCTCAAGACTTTTTTCATCCGACGATAAACATACCAACAGCCAATAATATCATTTACGTTAGCAATATCATATTTGAACCCTAATAATTCATTCCAGAAGAAAAAAGACCTCTTAATTCCTAATTCATACTTCGCTTCATCAAGAACACCTAAAGCACAATATGAATTGTTTTCATGGAACTTAAAACGAATTCTTTTCTTAGGATCACTCCATATTTTAATAGCCCGCCGCAAGACCCGCACATGATCCGATTCCTGTTGTTCCACTTCAACCATATCACGCGGCATAGGATGATCCTTTTTCCATTGCTTCATGATCTAGGCGTTGCAAGAGTTCATTCTGAAATTTCCGAATGGCTCTTTCTAGGTCAAACTTACTCCAACGCTTCTCGCCATACTCTTTATTTCCTTTTGGAAAAACTTCCGCTTTCACCATCATTCGGAATTCCCCAACAGAAAGCTTAGCATAATGAGCTGCTTGGGCTTCTGTTAAGAAATATGGATAATTCCTCTTGTGAGATACGTTACTGTAGTCCAACGGGTCCATCCGTTTCTCCCCCTAGTCTCCAATTGACAGAGCCTCATTGTATAAATTCGTTAAAAAATTGTCAAGTTGTTTTTTATCCAAAGTTACGTCTGCCTCATTAATGAATTTCTTTAATATCGTGATTGTGTCTTCGCCATTTTCAATATTACTGTTTTCTTCCTTATTCACTAAGTTTTCTAAAATCTTTACATCCACTGCATACTTCTCTAACTCTTCAACCAGCATATCTAACCAATATGGATTTGTTTTCTTTTCAACCAAAATCTTAATATAGCAATTCTTGAATTTCTCAAAATCCAAATTCATAATTTCATCAAGTTCTTTATTTTCATCATTATAATTTATCTTATGGAATATATAATTATGATTCTGATAATATTTCAATATGCCTGTTGTGGTTTCAAAGGTATGCCAACCTCGGGGACAATTGAAGTCCGCCCACGTCATTTCAGCAACACTTCCAAGATAAAAAATATTTTTGTTATGCGATTTCTTATGGAAATGACCTGATAAGACAGCACTAAATTTGCTAAAAGGAGCACTATCAAGGCCATGGTCACAGAATCTCCCAGCATTCATTTCAAATCCTTCTAGTTCTAAATGAGCAAAGCAATATTTTGACTGACTATCATTTATTGCTTGCATACACCTTTCTTTATTATCTGCACATATCCAGGGAAGAAATAATATCTTACATCCATCTCCATAATTCATTTCCATGGGGTCGGTTACGATAGTAAAATGACGATCATTCTGAATTAACTCATGAAGAGAATTAACTTCTAAGGTGTTTGAATGATAAACGTCGTGATTGCCTGCAATAATGAATACATGACAATTCATTCCAATAAATCGTTCAATGAAGTATCGGCGCACAAAATTTAATGTTGAAATATTTGCATATTTTCTCCGATCAAAGAAATCCCCAAGAATAACAATCTCATGTATTCCGAGTTCATCAATAACGGGAAAAAATTCCTCGTCATAATATTTTCGGAAATGATCTAGAAATATTGGGCTGTCATTTCTAATTCCCCAGTGAAGGTCTGCCAATAGAGCTAATTTCATTTAGCTTGACAAACCTTTCCTATAGATGCAACAAATTGCCAACCTCCCCCCTTCTCCAAACAAAGCTTTTGTAGTTCCCAATCTTTAGCATTATTATGCATACAGCCTGCAAATAAGCAAAAAATATATATAATTATTGCAACTAATATAACCCATTTCATATCTTCAGACATGTTTAAACCTTGAAGCTAGTTTGGGGGTTGGCGTCTTTTTTACGACTGGTATCTGCTCTAATAAAGGTATTTCGGGACCATATAACTTTGTTTCTTTATCTACTACCGCAACAGGTTTTTGGTTTGCGATAGGGGTTGGTTCCACAGCCTTTGGTAAAGGTTTACCTTCCCGAGCCATGGTTGGAACAGTATTAACTGTGACAGGTTTTGGTTCATCATTAAGTAAAGATGAATATTTTTCAATTTCTTTTTGCTGACGCCAATAATTTAAGAGCAACCAAAAAATGATTCTATCTTCCGCAAAAGCTGTCATCTTAGTATGACGTAACCAACTTTCTACGGCTTTATAATCTCCTTCAATACTACCATCTTCCCGAAGAACAATCTTATTATGTCCCAGGTAAGTCTTGATTGGAATAATAGCTTCCTCAACTGGAACAATATAGTTATTATCTTTCATTCCAAAGATTGTACGGAGATATCCAAGCATGGTCTAAGCCTTTTTCTTAGAACGGGATTTATTGGAGTAGTTATTTTGCATCGCCCGAAATTTAGTAACCTCAGTTAATGCCGCTTCATATACAGATAGTAACATTCTACAATAATTTTCTCTGATATGCAAAGGATTACTTGGATTGTGTAAATTTTCAATCCAACCTTCTAAGATTGGTGGAATTGTATACTTGTTATCTTTCATCATTTTTTCTCAACCATTTAAGTTAGAAACTTCTCTATGCCACTCACTTTAGCTTTCTTCTTCTTTGCCGTCAAGCGATTTTCAAACTGTCGTATAAAATCGTAGTTGTTCTCGTATAATGAATTTGCATCCAAAAGATTTTCACTGGATAAATCATTCGCCAGAAAAAATGATTCTGTATTCTTGAGCTTAATATATTGCTGCTTCTTTTCCTTATCCAATCGTCTTTTGAATGCATAATAGACTATTTGACTTATGTAGGCGAATGGATTGGTTGATTTAGCGGGATCAAAGTTATGTAGATACATAATAACATTTTCATGAGCATCCCCGATCATTTCCTCTTTCCAATGGGGACTGTAATTACAAAACCAACGATGATTAGACATCTTTTTAGCGATCATCATAATGCATACCCCGATATAATGAGGAATGGGGGGATTTAGTCCATTATTGTAATCATCTTTATAACTAATCATAGCTTTCAATAGATCGTCGTTATTGACATAATTGATTTTTTTCAATGACTTACCAACTTTCTTCTTAAAGGGCTAATTTGTAACTTGACAAGCTTTTTTGATTCGGGTAGAACTTCAATCCACGCGCACGCGCTATCCTGAAGTGAGCACTTGCGAACGAAGGATATAGTAGCTACTACATAACTACACATTGTTACCTCTGAACTACCCCTTAGCTTCCTAACTACCTGTTCCAACCTGCAACTACCTTGTAGCTATAGAGTCTATCCCCTCTGGCCACTAAATGGAGGAATCCGTCTAATGGATAATTCATCGGCTTTTGATCCTGTATTATTAATTTATCTAGGATTAGGTATTGGACTTGTTATTGGTTTTCTTATTGGCAGACGTTTTCAGTGAAACTTTGTGGAAATATTATCTGGAATCCTATGAGCAAACTTTCTAATATTACTTGTAAATTGTTGTTGATCATCAGATAGATGTTGTTCCAGGGTTTTATTTATCTGCAAGAGATTTGAATCTGTTTGGGGTTGGATAAACAATTCACTATAATGGACGCTGTTGTAGTAATATTGAGCGAATGAAGTTGTCACGTTGGTCATGCTTACAATATGCATTTTGTTTAGGATTAACACTTGTTCGGTATTGAAAGGTAAATATTTTACCAGATTAATTGCCGACACCCCTCCAGCATCCTTATGTTCTATTAACATAGGATATACAAATTTCAAATATCCTTCCTGAATTTCTTCATCCACATATCTTGCGGCGATTTGTTCGCCATTTATGAGACGAATAAAAAGAATATCACCAGACATCTTTATCTCCTTTAATAAGAGGACCAAATGCGGCTGTCATTTGAGCTTCAAAAGCATCTGCCGCATCCCAGTGGGCTTTACGTTCATCAAGAAATAATTTTTCCGCAAAATTATAAACTTCCCAGATACGATCCGCCATTTCTTTCATATTTTCTTCTTTAGCTGTTGCATGAGCCTCATATAAAAACGATTTTGCATTTCCGAGGACTCCTAACATTTTCTTGCGTCCCTTGGATATACCCCCACTATAGTCTATTTCTTTTATCATATCTTTACCTTGTAGTTTTTCACGGAAAAGTCCTCTTCCAAGTAATATTTCATTCTCTCGGTAAAATGTCTAAGGGTATGATTATACCATTTGCCTGAACTCAAATCATCACAAAAATCAAACAACGTGCATTTTTCCTTGGTTTCTCCTTTACGTAAACCTCGCCCAATACTCTGAAGAACTGCAATTCTTGATTTGATTGGGGTAGCGAAAATAATATTATGTAAATTTACGATTGAGATTCCTTCGGAAAAACATCCTAGACTGGCGACGATTATTGAATTTTTTTCCTTATCTACAATCTTACGAATTTCATTCCTTTCTTCGGAATCTATCTTCCCATGAATTAAGTAGACTTTTCTATCCTTGGCGTTCTCTTTAATCAAGTTATAAAGAGGAATTCCATGGTTCTCTACATAGCGATAAAGAACTAATATATTACCATTCAAGGATAATGTCAAGTTCTTTAGGAAGTCATTTCTGTTTTTATTCTGTATCAACCAAGCGATTTCATCCTGATATTTAGCTTTCTTAAGTAATTTGGCATCTTCTATTGAGTGTTTTAGAGTAATAGTCTTGATTTTTAAGTTAGAGATATATCCATCATTCATAAGCTCTTTGGTTGTAATAATTTGCTTGCTTTGCCCGAACAACCCTTCTAGAACCATCTGGTTGACTTCCAAACCATCTAGAGTTCCTGTAAAACCAAATTTATAGGGGATATGAGGAGTTTTCTTCATTAGTTCAGTCAGGCTTTTGGCCTTAAATTTGTGAGCTTCGTCTCCAACAATAACCTCAAAATTCTTGAACCATTCGGAGGATAATTTATAAGCGGATTGCCATGTAGCTATTACAATATCAGCCCCAATATCCTTTTCCTGTCCCGAATATATTTTCTGAATATCTTTTGTGTATCCATAGCTTTCAAAATCAGAAGCCATTTGATGAATTAGGGTTGTATTTGGAACAATAATCAAGGTTCGTTTTTTTAAATATCTAACTAGAAAATATATAATTAGCGATTTTCCCGAACTTGTCGGGGAAACAAACAAAGCTCTTTTTTTCCTAATACAATGAACAAATGTTTTGACTTGATAATCTCGGAGTTCAAACTTTCCTGGAATTTTCAGACTATTGATAAAGTCTTGAGATTCAACTAAGGAAAAGTTATTATCAGAAAAGTCTCCCTCATATTCAATCTCATAATCTCTAGTCTTGGCAAATTCTTCTATCTTTGGTAATAAACCAATATAGATAAGATGGGTTGATAAGCTGAATAGTTTTAGCTTACCATCCCAGACTCTGGCTTTAAACTTTGGGTGATGTTGATAGTTTTGAGCATAGAAAGAAAAACAATCAGATAATTCTTTGGCTACACTTCTTTCACATTCAACCAGAATATAAACATTATCTACATACCGAATTATTATTTCTGTCACCTATATATTTTTCTCCCCGAGTATATTCTCTGGTTAACATGAATCCAGGTTTAAAATACATCTCCAAGACTGGAATAATCAATTTTGGATTACATTGCCCGCAAGTAAACATATCAACGGCCGCAAATTCTTCTTCAGGCCAAGTATGTATTGACATGTGTGATTCTGCTAAAATTGCGGTTCCTGTTACTCCAAATCCTTCCCCAAAATCATGAACATGAATATGTAGCATGCAAGCATTAACTGCCTGAATACAATTCAGCATAGCTTCCTTGACCAATTTTGCATTATCTAAATTTTTAGCCGAATATATATCAACATGAACATGTTTACCTGCATATTTGATATTACCATCTTCAATAAAATTTCCATAAGTTTGGGCAGTTATATTAGCAGCTTCCTGGAACTTTTCGTCTTGATATGTCATATCTTATTCCCCGAGATTGAACTTATGTGCTTCCAAGGCGTTCCTAATGATAAAGGAACGAGTTTTTATTGAAGATAATATTTCTTCTAAAATGGTAATCAATTCTTTCGCCTCTCCTAATTGTTTTACCTTAGCTATATAATCCGTATCCCCTTCAATATAATAATTCAATTCCCTGGATTTCTGGGCAGCTCCTTTAGAAGGAAATGAACTAGAACCATCCCATTTACCCTTTTTCTTATCTTCGGGGGATGGGCCTTGAGAATATAATATGTATTTTTCTTTCTGGAGTATAGATAACTCCCCTTCTATATCCCGACTGATTTTTCTTGCCTTTGCAAGCAAAGTGAGATATTTATGGTGTAGCTTTGGAATTCGTAAGGATTCATCCACAAGCTTAAGAGGATTAAGATGACTATCCTTTTCCCATTCTTGTAAGACAACTTCCTCGTTCATAAATTCGTCCTTTCGTTTACCTTGGCTTAATGTTACTATTCTTTTAATTTGTTGTCAATAAGTATTGACACAGATATCAAACTTAGTTAGAAGAGCGAACAACCAAAAGGAGAAAGAGAAAATGAAAGTTGGTGACATCGTAATCTGTATTGATGACAGTCATTCTAAAATGGATAGGAATGGTACTATGGTACAAATCTTAACAAAAGGTAATTCATATATTGTTAAGGGTATTGGAGACTTAATTGATATTGGATGTGGAATGGGACAGGCGTGGTTTCCCGATAGATTTAAAGTAGCTGAGCCTGGAACAAGAGATTATGATTTTGTAGAATACTTTAAGCGTGGAAGTGTTAAGCATGGGATTGTTGGGACATGTAAACCTAAATCTTCGCTTGATCCTTTCTTACGGAAAATGCTTGAAGATCATTTAGAAGGTCGGGCTCTGAAAAGTACAAAAGAATATCACGAACTCAAGGCACTTTTACAAAATAGTAACTAAGAGGAGTAAAGGATGATATACAAACTCTTTGCGTTTATTATCATACTAGGAATCTTTGGAGGACAAGCAAATGCTAAAGTTGATGCAACGGGAAACCCAATCGTCATAAAAACAATTACCCTGAAAAATCCCGCAATTGATAACGGGAGAGCAAATATCGTTTTTTCCGAAGAATTTGATATTAACAAAACCTTTACGATTATTTATTATTTCCATGGTAATTCTCCTTCTAATCCAATAGCAAACATTAAGAATATTACAAAAGCTAATAAAGGAGATAATTTTGTTGTCGTTGCCGCAGACCTTGGGGATACTCCCGGAGCCTATGAGGGAAATTTTGCGGCCAAAAATGTCTTTAATAAATTCTTAAATGAAATGTCTGAAAGACTTGCCATAGCTTATGGAGATAAAAGTAAGACCCAGAGATTTGCTGAGGCAGATAAAATATTTGAGGCTTATAGTGGAGGTTTCAAACCTCTGGCTGCGGGAATTAGAATGTTAGATAAAAATGTTAAAGTCAAATGTATTGTTCTAGTTGATGCATTATATGGTCAATTAGATACATATGTAAAATGGATTAAGACAAATCCAAATAGTTATTTTGTCAATCTTTATATTGAGAATGGTTCAACAGCGTCCGGGAACTATAATTTGGTACGCTCATTTAATGGTAGAATCCCAAAAAATGTCACGATTGTTCAAACAAAAACTGGACACTATGCCTTGCCAGGGTCTAAGGTGCTGGCAGAGGTTCACCGAAAATTGCTGTAGGAGTCGGTATGGAAGTCAAAGAACTGACAGCCAAATGGGAACCAACACGGGCGAGGTATACCTTTAATCTAGGCAACCGAGCCTTCCACGCTAAACTAGATCACAAGATAACCCTGATTTGCGGAACCCGCAAGTTTCAGGGTATCATTCCATTTAAGGCTATGGATCATTTGGCGGGTCCATATATTCACATCAGATCAAAGAACACAGGGGAACCAACGGGACAGTTTGCAAAGTACTTTCGGGAAATCACTTAGTCCTGTAGCTCAACGGTAGAGCCGTGTCCTCATAAGACATTGGTTGTAGGTTCGAATCCTACCAGGACTACCAATCTTAGAAGAGAAAGGAACAAAAAATGAAGCGGCGGGAGTTCCTAACATCTTTGGCTGGAGTCAGTGCATTTATGATTGGGAGTAATTACTTGGCTCCCGCTAAAGCATCCTTAAACACGGCTAGTGCCAAAGTAACACCTTATGCTTGGAACAGTCTTGTTTCAGAAATCAAGGAAGCTTTGTCGGATGCAGTAGAATATTACATTAAAGAAGAACAATTTAATATGTCATCACAAGAATTTCGGAAAATGGTGTTTTTGTGGTTAGAATCTGAGTTAACTTCCACAAATAATGTGGCCGCACATTTGTGTTCGGGTTGGCAGTTAATGTTTGAGAAGGAAGATAATTCTAGCATGACCATTAATCTTTCCTTGTGCAGAAAACAAAACTATACCTGGACTAAGATTAAAATAGAAACAGGAATAGCCTGGACTTAACCCCGATTTAGTGTTAGTGGTTTAGCACGTTTGGTTGTGGACCAGGAAGGCCAAGTTCGAATCTTGGGATCGGGACCAATAAAAAAGGGGAGCAGAGATGATGGCCGCATATCGTCGGAAAGAATTCAAAGTGGTTGTGCGGAACAAAGAATACATTATGGTAGCTAATCCAAGATTTGGCTATCAACATTTTTTCAATAGGAAATATGGAGAAGATCGGGATTTTACGTTAGTGGCCCCTCACACGGGACGCCGCTGGCGTGGAGTTATTCCCTACAAAATTCTTGATGAAAATGTACAAGGAGAATATCTACGCATTAGAATGAATCCAGATGGGAGTCCAACTGGAAAGTACGCCAAATATTTTTCAGAGCAACTTGCCGGAGAAATATAAGATGTGTCACATCCCCCGACCACTCAAATCAAAAATGATCATAAAACACACCACAACACCATTGCGGCTAAAATACAAGATTATTATACCTCCAAATTATCATTATACTTGGCGTGGACGACCTATTGAAATTACATTGATACATTTGGAAAAAAATTGGGTTGGGGTGTTACCGTATTCCAAATGGGCCAATCATAAAACAATACATATTGCCTGCAATGAAAACGGGGAGCCTCAAAAATTTATCAGATATGTAGGCTATATTCCTCATCCTCTGTTTAAAAAGGTGGGGTGATGAAAGAACTTCCAAGTAATGCCTTTGATTATGTTATTGCCGTTGATCGTGTTGTAGAGAAGTGGAAAGCGGGAACAATTTCAGCTCAGGAAGCTATGATAGAAATTCATCAGTTAATGGGGTATGCCAAGTGGATGTTAGGAATGTATTAACTCTATTTGCACTACATTACGTAATGTAGTGCAAGGATTAACGCCATTGAATTTTAACTCTTCCCCCTTGCCCGACTGCTATTGGGTCTTGACTATGTTGGGTTGCTGCCCCTCCAAGTCCAGCCGTTAATGTCATGGTTGATCCAATTGTTATTTGAGTATTGCTGGTAAATATTTTTTTGGCATAAGCCCCGCCGCCTCCCCCGCCGCCAAAACTTCCATTATTCCAAATCGGATTTCCTCCTCCTCCTGTTCCTGGAGAACTGTCAAGAAAAATTGTCGTATCGTCAAGAAATGGTGGGGGATTTGGAACGGGGGTTAATAGACGCCAATAACCTCCTCCCCCAACCAAATTATTTGCTGAGTTTTGAATCCCGCTTGCCCCTCCAATATCTAAGTATCCATTTGCCCCATTAAAATTGATATCTCCTCCCGAAGCAATTCCCCCATCTCCCGGAGCATTAGCATGTCCCCCCTTACCCCCTCCCGCAGTAATTGTAGTATTACCACATACAAAAGATGATTGCTGACCATTTGCTCCTGCATCAGGGTTCCAAGCCCCTTGTCCCCCTCCCCCCCAGACTTCTACAATAAATGTATGGGCAAACCATGGAACTTGATAAGAAATAACTTGAGCAAATTGTACTCCATCTATTTGATAATAACGATAAAAATCTGGAGTATTAACTCCAATACTTACATTCGCAACATTTAGATAATTTGGCCAACCAGCCTTAATAACTGCAATATCTCCAACTGGAAGACTTGTTCCCGTAAACGTTACATTGGCAAGGGAATTTACGGATAGAACTTTATGACTCAAATAACCAAGATTGGTATCAAGAGAAATTTTTGTCTGGGCGGATGGATAAATTAAGTTATTTGAATATGTAACTTTGGCTACAATATTAATGACTGCATCTATATCCCCAGTATTACTTGCCGTAAGATTAATAGAAGGGAGATAAGTGACAAAGGTATTTTGAACATTTGAAGTTGGAGTTAAGGTTTTGTTTGAATAATAGCCATAATTTGAATTATAATGAAATACTACGGCTGAGTTTGTTAATCCAGAATTATCTAATCCAACAGCTACTTGAACCAGAGGAGTATAATTGAAATCTACCACGGGAGTTGCGGCCAAAGACTTATCAAGAATAAATTTGTTGGGGATACTAAGAAAGCCCTCTTCGGTACTTAAAATTTCCCAGAACTGTAATCCTTTAACTCCATCTGTATCAAAACTTGCATTAGCAGAAAATTGATAGTAGGCACTTTCCCGAAGGAAGAAAAGAGAGGTAGCATTTACTCCCCCGATTTGAGACCCCTTAAACGTTTTTACATTTAGAAGGGTATTCACGGTGTTTGAGAGAAAAACTGTGTTTGTCAGGTTCGCAATATTGAGAAAATCTGAGGCTTCCTGATCAGAAAAAATATCACTATGATCATCCAGGGCATAAAAGTTTTCATATAAAGCATCTTCTATATCTTGGGAAACTTTGAAAAAACTGAGAACATAAATTTTGCCTGAACTTTCGTCGGTATAAAACCAGGGCAAAACTTTATAAGGAATAGTGTTGGCAAGAAAATAAGACATTATAGACTATCAGCTTTGATTGTGTAGTTTGTATACTTGAACACAGATGAACATGTAATATAGTTTACATCATTGTCCGTGGAACCCATTTGAAATTCTGATAAGCTGATTGGGAAAGCATCTTTTATAATACATTCTAGAAACGGATTATGTGAGGAATCAAGGATCAAGACTGAGATATCAGATTTTAATCCCGTACCTGTCCAAAGAGGTTCATTTTCCAGGGATGCATATTGATCCCAATCTTCGGGAAATCCAAGTTTCATTAGCCAAGTATAAATCTCTTTCCAGTTTTGCATTTTTTCATCAACCTTAAATGTCACGGAAAGTTCCTCAAATGTAACTATATCTCCTGAATATGGAATCGTGGAAAATGGGTTTGGAAAATTTGCGGGGGGTATTGATACTCCCGGAATATTAATTCTCTGGGTGAAAAAATTAACCGAAGGTAGGTTGAGAATTTTGAATTTGTAATTTAATGGGGAGAGAAAATTCAAAGTCTCAGGTACTTGGCTTATTGCCGACATATAAATCCTTCTTGACAAGAAATTGATGGGAAGCTAAGGTATTTATGCTGAACCCCTTAAAAGGAGGAATGTCAAATGAACCTTGTTGAGGCTTTGCAAAAAGCAAAAGCTTTTATTGCCAACGAAAACAATTGGTTGCAAGGGGATAGATATGGAGATAGTAGAGATGGTAAAGGTAAAGGTTTTTGTGCCCTAGGAGCCCTAGATAAAGCGTTGTATAACGGAACCAATATACGAAGTGATGTGTATGCTATTCTAGCCAAAACAGCAAAGTTAACTTCCGAAAGTCCAAAAGACCCCTATAATAGTGATTACAGGGGTTATGATTTATATGATAATGAAAGCAGAATTGCTCATTATAATAATATTTCCGATCATCAAACAGTGATGAAATGGTTTGATGAAGCAATTAAGGATGCTGAAAGGTTTGTGTCCGCTTAGGGCAATTTTCTCATGGAGAAACAGTATGTCTGATCGTAAAATCAGTGCGGTAACAAAACATCTCATGCTAACTCGTGAGATTTTGGCAAAGCCTGAACATTGGTGTAAGGGTTGGTTTATTCTTGATAAGAACGGTGGATATCTTTATTATGTTGATGATGTTGAAGCTTATTCGTTTTGTTTAGCGGGGGCCTTGAGAAAGGCTTCTTGGAGTTTTCCCGCTGACCCCATGAACGATGGGGTTCTGGATCAATACTTTAAAACTCTGAAGATATTGAATAATATGTTTCCAACGCTTAATATCGCTGAATTTAATGATCACCGAAACACAACTCACGCCAAGATTTTACAATTTTTAGATGAGGCAATTGCAGCTTCTATGTAACCGGGAGGAATCACCATGGCAAAGTATCAGGTTAAGATAACTCGGGATATTTCGGCTCAACAAACTCGGGTAATCTATATCCAGGCTGATAGTCATGAGCAGGCCACAAATATGCTCAATGACATGGATTTAGAAAATGAGGAAGAAAATTATCCCGGAACCGAATGGAAAACAGACTCGGAGTCCATTGAGGCGGTCTCCGAGCCTGAGGTTAACGGACAGCTTGAACGTTATAGACCCTGATTCATCTTCAACCCTGCATCCCGAGCCGCATTTAGTTCGGCGGCATTATTATCGTGTCCCCCAATATCGGGATGTAGGGACTTCATTTTGGTTCGCCATGCATCTTTGATGGTATCCTCGCTGGCGAATTCGTTTACCCCCAGGACATGCCACCATTGTTTTGGGGCAGGTAGGGCTTGCAATTCCAGCCCGCTAAAGGCTCGTTCCATGGCTTCTGAGCAACCCCAATAGTCTATTTTGTAGAGCCCCATTACCGTGGCGGTTAAAGCTTTCAGATTGTCTCGGGGGCGATTCCACTTATCGCATGCGAGAATGATTTCCTTGTCCTTTCGCACAAAGGATACCGCCACCCCCGGAGAATCTATTCCCTGACCACTCCAGTAATAGACATCCTTGGCCTTGCCTTCCAGGTTTGGATCATCGGCCTTTAGGTTAGTGGATATGATTAGGCCAAAGTGTGGGGTTCGGGTTAGGCTTAGTAGAGTACGCCGCATTTCCTGTTGAGCCATTTTCCAGGTGCCCTGAAACTTTCCCTTGCGGCGGACAGCGTCAGGCGTGCGTTTCCAGCCCTTGGGCCAATCCAAGGGATACTCTCGGATGCGTTCCATTTGCGTTCTCCTAATGTTTGGTTCTGGTTGGAAAGGCGGTATTGAAAAGAATAACATTTTTTCGGAAATTGTTTATGAATTCCGCATATTCTTCGGGGGTAAATATTTTCTCGGCTTCAATTTCTGCTAGGGAATTGATTTCTTGGTCTGTTACCTCTACATGGGTATCATATAGATGAGTGTTGAAAAACTTATTCGCTTCCTCTGCTGTATTGAATGGCCCAATACAATGCGGAGGTTGATAATCATCAACCCAAAAGATCAGCATTGGAGTTCTCCTTCTGTTCCTCTTTGTTCATGTTGAACATCTTGCATGATAATCATCATACGTTCAAAGTCAAGTAACATAAACGTGATTGGACATGTTTAACGTCCGTATGCTAGGCTGATATGAAGTGAGGCAAAGGTGGAGGAAAGTTATGTCAAAAGATAATCTAACACCCGAGCAAGAAGAAGCTGTTGAATTTCTATTATCTGATGGCATGACTGCCGAGGAAATTATTTTAGGTATTGCGTTTGCGAAATTTGGAATTGAAACTCAAGAACAACTTAATGAAATCTGGAATAGGTATGATGGAGATTATGAAGCCATTTTGACTTTCTTGAACAAGAAGCAAAATTAACATGGCTAAATCTCCAACTCTTCTAGACGATCTTTATCAGAACACCTTCAAGGTGGATCGTCTGAAATATTTGCGGCCGTTGATCTTATCGGCTCGCAAATTCGTCCTGGATACGGAGATGTCTTCGTTCTTGGCTGATTTAGCTATTCAGGGTTTCAAAGGCACAAAATCATCTTCTTATGTATATCCAGCAGGATCACCTGTTGCAGATATAGAAACAATAGTAGATTTGGCATTTGAAGAGTCTCGTAAGAGAACAGAAAAATCTCGTCTGGGTTTGATTGAGAATATGCGGCACTCGGC